GAGGGATGATTTAGAGCCAGAGACTTACAGACAGATTGTGTTACAGGCTAACACGAACTATGGGGAACATGACGATGATCTATTGGCGAATGAGTGGGATGCGGTAGAATTGCATGAGTGGGGGTATGATTTGCCAGACTGGGAAGATGTAGAGCAATATGGGGAGGAGTTTCAACTTAAAGATGGGGAAAAAGAAGGGCTTCAACAAATAACATTTACTTTAGCTGACGAACAGGCTGAAATTATAAGAAATAGAATAAATGAATTTAAAAAAACTGATGAGTATAAATATTTAGAAACGTTTGGCAACCAAAATGCCAATGGCAATGCATTGTATGGATTAATCAATGTCAAAAGTTAAAAATATTATTATAAAAGTAATACCGGCTCAAAAAGCCAACGAATTTATAAAAAAAAATCATTATTCGGGAAAAATTGTCAATAATAGCGTATTACATTTTGGCTGTTTTTTAAATTCAAATTTAGAAGGCGTGTTATCGTATGGTTCACCATTGGACAAAAGAAAAGTCTTAAATTTAGTAAAAACATCAAATGTAGGTGAAAAGCAAAAATGGCATGAAATGCTTGAACTTAACAGAATGGCATTTACTGACACATTGCCTCGTAATAGTGAAAGTCGATGTATTGCGATATCTATTAGGTTAATCAAAAAAAATGCTCCCCATATTAAATGGATATTAAGTTTTAGTGATGCTACACAATGCGGCGATGGCACAATATACCGGGCAAGTGGTTTTAAATTAACTAGCATTAACAAGAACTTTAATTTAGCAAAGCTCCCATGTGGCGCTATTATTCATAAAATGACATTAGAAAGTAACCCAATCGTTAAACGTAAAGAATTAAGCAATAAATCATATTATGATTTGACAGGCGGTAAAAATAATTTTTCGTTATTTTTAAAAAAAATAAATGGAGTATCACTACCGGGTTATCAATTAAGATATATATTGCTTATAGATCAAACAGCATCAATTACTGTGCCAATTATCCCATTTTCAAAAATAGAAGAGATAGGTGCTACAATGTATAAAGGCGTTTCTGGTGTAAATAAAAGCACATCTAGTGACCAGCTAGAAAGAGGCGGGGCAGTACCGACCGAAACGCTCCAAAATGAATTGACCGCCAAGGGATTGAAAGTGAGTGTTAAGTCATGAGTGAGTTTATATATGCTTTTATTGTATTGTACGTGATTCACAAGCTATGGCAGTTTTTTAATTATATATATGCAGAACATAAAATTAAGATCGAAAAATCAAAATGGGCGCAAAAAAAACAGTCTGAATTAATGCATTGCAACAAAAATATATATATACAAATGTATTTAAAGGGAAAATTATGAACACAATAAAAATTAATTATAATTATGATACCGATGAGACAAAGATTCAATTTAATGAAGAGTTTAATTCTTTGCCAGTGATCCATCAATTAGACGCAATGAAAGATGGTCTATGCTTACTTGAGGAAAGATATAATACATTATTGCATAATTTTAATGAGCAATTATTGACGCGTGAAGAAGTAAATCAAGGGGCTGATATGAATGATATTGAGGTCAGGGATTAATGGCGTATAACACCGAAGAACTATACCAAATGGCACTCAAAATTATTAAAGAACGTGAGGTAAGAACCATTGAAGGGGTTATTGCACTAATGCCATGCTCTAAACCGACATTTTATGATCATTTTACCGTAGGATCTGACGAATTTAACGCCATTAAAAGAGAATTAAATAAAAAAAAGGTTGAGGGAAAAGAGAGATTGATTCGTATGATGGGGTCAATCACTCATGGGTCACCTGCTGAACGAATTTTTCTTTACAAGTTATGGGCGGACAAAGAAGAAAAAGAGGCGATATACGATACAAGTATTAGAGCGCAGGTGGAGCCACCAAAACATGAAATAACGTTGAATTTAGTTAAAGATGAAGAAGAACAAGATGGGCAAGAAGGAAAATGAAAAAATGGCTTATACAAAAAAACAAATTGATGAAATTACGGAAATAATGCATGAGGCAATTAGAGATTTGGGGAATAAAGCTTTAGAAGATCAATTTAAAATAGGGGCTATTGTTTCAAAAGAACTGTGTAAAAAAGGAGTAAAAAATGCAAACAACACAAAAACACATTGATATTATTGAGTCTTTAAGATTGAGAGCGATAAAAGACAAGTCGTTACTTAATGGATCTTTGACGTTAGACGAAAAAAACAGATTTAGTGTGGCTATACAAGGATTGGAAGCAACTAAAAAACGTATGCAAATATCACTAAAAGAGCAAGAAAAAGCAAACGTTATTGAGGAATTAGAGAAACTCAATGCTTGATATTATTTTAAGTGATTTATGGGATAGTCTTGATCTATTAATTACATGTGTAATTGTAACTGGAACTATAATTTTGAATACTTTTATTGCTTTTAGAATAATGTTTATGGTTCAAAATTATCAAGACCCAATAAATGCATTTAAGAAAGAAAGCAATCCAATCGAAGACGTTTTTAAAAATAACGAAGAGTATAAAAAAATTAATGCCGTTTAGACGTGGGTTCGAAATTAATAAAAAATACAAATTTAAAGATGACGATGGCCTTTATACCTTTATTGGTATTACATCTCAGACGAACCAATCTCGTGCATGTCTTGTATTTCTTGATACTGAGCGACATAAGAGACGCAGAATTAAAATCGAAAAAGCTAAAGAGCTAATAATACATGAAAGCAACACTTAATTATAATCAATCAATTATTTTTAATGCCATATTTAATGAAGATATGACAATAAAGCATGACTGCCCTAGAGAAATAGCTTTTTGGGGCGGTTATGGCAGCGGTAAATCGTGGGTGTCAATCTTAATTGCTTACTACTTATGCTATAAACATCCAAACGTACAATTATTGATGACACGTTATAGTTATCGACAACTTAAAGATACTTGTATTGTTCAGTTTATTAATGCGTTTCCACCTGAAAAATATGGCTATACGCACATGAAAGCCGATCATGAGTTTGAATTTCCGAATGGAAGCAAGATTATTTTTAGGTCATTTGACGACCCACGAAAAATATTGAGTAGCAGTTATGATGCCGTCATTATGTGTCAGGCAGAGGAACTCAAAGAGGAACACTTTTTAGGTGCCTTAGGACGACTAAGGGGAACGGCACTACCGGTTAAACTTATATTTACGGAGGGGAATCCACGTTACGGCTGGTGTAAAAAGCGTTATCATGATGACCAGCCGCCTAAGGATTGCTTGTATATTAGAGCAACAACATACAGCAATAAAAAGAACTTACCTAAAGACTATATTAAAAACATGGAAGAGAACTACCCTCCAAGTTACATACAGCAGTTTCTTGAGGGTAACTGGGATTCAACCCAGAATGCGGTCTATGACCAATTAATGAGCCATCATATTATCCCAAGACGACAGATACATGATCACTGGTATAAATGCATTGGGCTCGATCATGGAACACGTGTTGATACAAGTATCGTTTTTGGAGCAAAAGACGAATCTGGTAATATATATACTTACGATGAATGGCACAAGCCTCAACCAACAATAAATGAAATTGTCCAAGCGTGTAACAGATACGGACCAATGCCAATTATTGCCGATTACAGCATGAAAGTACAAGATCGTGACTATGGTTCATGGTGGAGTGACTTGAAATCTCATGGCTTAAATCTTATTGAAGCTGTTAAAGAGAAGTCAGGAAATATCTTATTAGTCAATCAATTATTATTTCAGAACAAACTATTCTTTTTTGATAACATTCCATATGTTATAGATCAACACAAAAACTATATGTATGTAGACAAATTACATGCTAATGATGACCAGTTTAAGGTTGTAAAAAAGAACGATCACTCATGCGACGCTGTTCAATATATGGTAAGACATCTAAAAAATGTTGAAGTACAAAACCCAAGTGCGAAATGGGCTTTAATAAATGACAAGCCAACGTTGGATGATTATGTCAAGGGAAGAGCCTAAATATGCCTAATACAATAAAGGAGTAACGAAAATGAAAAAAAACAAAAAAAAGAAACCAAAAAAATATTAAAAGATTTAAAGGAGTAAAAAATGAGTAATGATGTACAAATGGCTTTAAGTCAAATTGAAAATAAAGTTCATAAGGCAATTAATAATATAAATGAAAGCATTGATTCACGCATATCTATGGCTGTTAAGTCAGAGATTTCTAATAGTATTGAGTACAATGTAAACAATCACCTTAAAGCAATAGAAAAAATAAGCGTAGAAAAACCACTCTCTGTTGAACAATTAACAAGGCTATATCAAGATGTGTATCAAGCACTTCAGGACTTAAAAATAAATACAAATGGATATGGACTATATGAATCTATGCAGCATCTTAATAATGCATTTCAAAACAGTCAATCTAAATTACAAGAAGTATGTAATAACGTCGAAAAATTAATTCAAAACAAATACATTGAAGCTGAAATTACAGGCGAACATCTAAAATATCTTTATGACAAATCTGGCGTAGCACATGACAAAATAGCTGCTCACTTCAATGTTTCAATTCCAACAGTTTATACGTGGCTGAATGGTAAAACTAAAAGCTTAAAAGTTAAAAACGAATTAAAAATATACTTAGAAAACATAATAAAACAAGAGGAGGCAAAAAATGCCTGATTATGATTTCAAGTGTAGGTCATGTGAACACATTTTCACAAAGTTTTTCAGCGTGCATGAAGAGCATAGAGCCAATTGCGTAAAATGTCTAAGTACACATACATACAGATATATGGGTAACAATAATATAGCTGTTCATGGATTTACAACTTATCCCGACCCTAGAGGCTTAGAAGGGGAGCTGACTATGGCACAAATTAAAGAAATTGAAAAAAAAGAAAAGTTAGTATATTTGGGGCATGAGGATGCAAAAAAAGAAGCAGCAAAAAATAAAAAATATATTCAAAAAAAGAATAGTGAAAATTTGCACAAATCAATCGATAATGAAATAAAGAAGATTTGTAAAATGCAATGCTAAACTCTAAAAATCTTGATGACTATAACGAAATAGATTTTACGGGCATTGAGTTCTTATTTTACACAATTTTTCAAGGGCAATATTATCTGGCACTTTGTGAACAAGATTTGTTTTATGAGGATTTAAATATTTTGAAACATTTAAACGATCTAAGAAAAATGAATGGCATTTGGATTAATTTAAACTAATGAGGTGACTATGAAAAAAACAGAATATAAATATAAAGCACAAGTATACAATGTCGTCGATGGCGATACCTATGATGTAATAATTGATTTAGGTTT